GATATAAAAAACAATTTGAAAAACAAAATATTGAATGTTAAGAAATGTTATTTTTTATTTTTTAGTTTATTTTTCTCATAAGATTTTTTCTTTATCAATTTTATTTTTTCTTTATTATTTTCACGATATTCTTTTTTTCTTAACAAAATTTCTTCTTTATGCGTATCATAGTAATTTTTGGGATATTTTTTATTATATTGCTCTTTATGTGAATTATAATATTCTTTTCTGTCCTCTAATATTTTTTCTTTGTTATTTTCGTAGTATTTTTTTCTATGCTTTTTCTTTTCCTCTTCACTCATACACTTTACTTGTCTGCCTTTTTGACCACCACAAGTTATGTTAAGAACTTTATAATTAGTATTGTTCTTATAATGTTCAATCCAGTATTTCTCACGCTCAACACCTTCTTTAATTGATAAATTATTTTCAATTATAACCATTTTAGGATGTTCAACACCATGTTTAGCACTAAACTGGTATGTTTTTTCACTTTCTCTGTGTCTATGGGTATAATGTCTGCTTTTGGGGTTAATAGTTCTACCTACATAAATGGTATTAAACTCTTCCCATAAATAAATGTAAATGTTATCTCTTTTATTATCCATAATATTATTATTTTAATATAAATATTACAGAAATTAAAAAAGTCTACAAAAACAAAAATAAATGGGAATCCCAAATTTTGGAACTCCCATCCACGTTAAAAAATATTAAAAAGAAGAATGATTATGGATTCAATGTATTTTTATAATAGGTATTTTTTCTTCATCGTCAAACTTGATTATATAATCCCAATGAGCACCCATAGGGTCTTTGGAAAGCCTAATATAATGTATCTCTGGCCTATCCGTTCCATCATCATCTAAAACAAATTCATAAACCTTATACAAGGTCTCAGAGCGTGTCTCAGTCTCTATTTCGAGACGATAACATTCTATACCACAACCACTTTCGTAAGTGTCCACATACAGACTATCTTTTACAAAGGTGAAAAGCAATGTGGAATCATTTGTTATAAATTTCGTTGGTATGGGTGTCTGCTCATCACTGCAAGCAGACAACCCAACCACCATAAAGATGAAAGAAAGAAGAATGAAATTTCTCATTTTGAGTCAAGAATGTTAAAATTCTCTACTTCGGTGTCGTACACCTCTACAAACTCACCATCGCCAACTGCTGAAAGGTCAACCCTCTCCATGATGTCATCAGCCGAAAGGTCGCTATCCACGTCTGCCGTGAAAGTGAGTGTAACTTGCATTTTAATTCTACTCATAATCTTTATCTCCTTAATTTTAATTGTTATTATTCTACATACCAATCAATCACCAGCCAACCATAGGTATCTGAAAGGTAATCGTTGATTGCATCATCATCGTCTGGCTCTATGCCATTTGGTAAATCAACTTCTGTTGGGAGGTCAACTTCCTCACCATCGGTTTCCCAAGTAATGTTTTTAATCTTCATATTCTTAATCTCTTTTTGTTTTACGATGCAAAGGTACGAAAAAAAATTGAATCTACCAAATTTTTTTGTGGAAAAATGTAGTGGGGAAATGTTAAAATCCCCAAACTACATTTGTTTCGCTATCGAGGTCAATCACAAAGGGAGTGTTTGGTTTCACAAACTTTCCGCTTTTGTAATCGTTTGCAGTCTTATGGTAGTGCAACCCCATGATAGAACCCTTTGGGTCAAGGTAGCGCATATCATAGCCGTTTGCGTCCACCACATTGTAACCCCTAAACTGCTTTGGCAGCGTTTCATTCTCGCTATAAAACACAACGGCAACCTTACCACCATTCTGCAAGAAACGCTCACATTCATCCCAGTTATATCCGTCATAACTGAAAGTGAGGTCATAGTTAGGGTATTGTTCCATTAACTTCACTCTGTTATAAACCTTAGTGTAGTCATAGAACTGCACGTCTGGGAACAATTCCAAGATATTCTTACCGCTTATAGGGTCTTTGAAAGCGAGAGGGGAGAGGTCGCTTGTACCATTAAGGCGAACACTGAATCCGTAGCCTAAACGCTTTGCCCTTGCTCGTTTGCTCTCAATCTCATGCACAAGTATCTCCATGAAACGTGCTCTGTCATTGTAGAACAAGTTGGTCTTTCTGATGCGGCTGCGGTTAATCTTAGAACCCTCCACACCCCTTGCAAGGGTATCACACTTATTCTGTCCGCTTCCGTTCAAACAGAACTCATGGCAGTGCTGACCTTTGGGGCAAGTGTTATGTCCGCTTAGTGTCCAAGGTGCAAGGTACAAGCAATATGTCATTGTGCCGTGCTCATAAGAGAGACGCATTTTCATGCTCTGTGCCACATTACCAAGGTAACTAACTCCAATCTCATTCAGTGCTTTAATGTAACCAATCATCTTTAATCTCCTTTTTAATTTATTGTTTAACGTGTTATCTGTTTCGTGATGCAAAGGTACGAAATTATTTTGAATCTACCAAAAAAATTCGTAAAAAACTCTGGTCATTTAACACATTTTAACAATTACCCTCCAATATACTGCACTTTTGCCATCTGTGTGCCACAATCTTTTCTATTACATAATATATTGTAGCCACTAAGCACATTTTCATCGTAGGTGTGTAATATCATTTCATCGTCTATACGCTCACCACAATTAGGACAAGTTATTATAAACTCACCATAATTATTAAGAGGTAGATAGGCAATACCCAGTGATACAAGGCATTTTAAGCCATTCTGAGACACTTTCCCATCGTAGATAGCCAAACACCCATTCACCCCATCAAAACTCTGTGTGAGGGTGAATAAATCAACGTCTATGGCATCGTTTATTATTGCACCCATTTCTTCAGAGAAGATGTATATCCGTATTAAATATTTCTTATCCATATCAATCTATATCAATAGACATTTGCCACAAATAGGTTGCGCCTACCTTATAGGGAGCACCCTTTGCAGACACCTTATTTACAAACTCCTTATCACCATATACATCGTGATAGTAGTCACTTTTAGCAAAGGTATAAATCACCTCAAAGGTAGAATAACCAAACTCGTCCTTTTCGCTAATCTCCTTGACGGACTTAACCTTGACGTACACATATCTGTAAGGCATCATGCAGCCGTTACAAGTATTCAATCTCGGTTTTCTTTTTTTTCCCATATCTCTTAACTTTTTTCTTGATGCAAAGGTACGAAAAAAAATTGAATTAGCAAAATAAAACCCCAACTTTTTACAGGTTGGGGTCTATTTTTAACATTTGTTCACCATTAGGCGGCAAGTTTCAAGCACATATCGTATGCGCCTTGCACCTTATTGTAGATGTTTCCATCTAAGATAGAATCCATCTTAATCTCTGCGCTACGCTCTGTGGCTTCGTTCTGATAGTACGATGTCAGTCCGTTCATCAGCCACATGGCAGTACCACGCTCTTGACCCTCTTGACCTATACCAGTCTCCAAGCACTCACGCACACCGAGGAAAATGTTACGTCCTCTCGTCTTGATGTCCTCATGCTCGATGTTGCGAGTTTCCATGAACACCTTGGCTGCGTCCTTTGAGAGTACCGTCTGTGCGATAATGTTCTCCAAATCTCTCTCAGCCAACTTGATGTTGCGGAGGTGGTCGAAACTCTCTTTCATGCCATTGGCATAAACTTGGGCAACGTTCATGGTCTCATAGGCGAACTTAGCGTTTTCCTCATTCAAGAGGTCGATACGCTCCATGACCTTGGAAGAGTGACGGAAAGAGATACGTCCGATGTTGTTCTTCATCGCCCAATTAAGGGTGTTGTTGCACACCACACGAACTGGAGTGACCATGCAGCGAACTGAACCAGTACCATCGTGAGAGGTGGTGAAAACCACATACATATCTACCAAATCGTCACGCTGCGCATCCAATACGATAGGCTGTGGGAATTTAGCGGTAACGAACACACGCTCACCTTGACCAAGCACACCGCACGTCTCGATAACTGGGGTGTTGTCTCTCTCTGAATACTTGCCGCTACAGAACATATCCACGAACTTGAAAGCGTCCTCGTTCTGCACGATACCATACTTGTCAGAGACGATACCAAGCGACTTGTTGGTGTCTGTGCGCATGGTGGCACGAGTATTGTTAATCATCAGAGAGAGTAACTTGTCGGCTTCAATCATTTCACCATTCTGAATAGCAGTCAGAATCTCGTCAGACAAGGCAACCACTGGCTGCAACTTCACGCTATAGTCTGCATGACACAACTTCAATGCGTCAGCCACAAACATAGGCTCGTCAACCACTTGACCCAAGCCATGCCATGCACGTTCCTTGCGTCCGTTCTCAGCGAAAGATGCTACACCATTTACCATTTCAATCATTGCACTCATAATGAATCTCCTTTTTAATTAAGTTAATAACTATGTTTCTGAATCACGATGCAAAGGTACGAAATTTATTTGAATTGACCAAACAAAAATCGAATTTTTTTTTAGATTTATAATAATTTTTCTTGTTTCTTGACAAAATTACTTCTTTTTCTGTGGTTTTTTCACCACTTCTACCCTCACTTTGTTCTTCTTGAAATTCTTTTGAGACGTATGCTGCAAGATGTCAATATAGTGGTCGAACCTCTCATTCATGGTGTCTCTCACTTCATATAAACCATGCCCTTCTATATGAACCACACTACCCAAAGGAATACACCAAAGCAAATCTCTACTCACGGCACAATACTTAATCTTACCCCTTTTGAGTTTCTTCATGTCAATCTTTGTACCATCAGCAGTAATAAGCGGAGTATTGTCACACTGGTTTTTCACTGCATTGTAGGTTGTCAAAGTAACATGAGTGATAAATGGTTTATCTTTGGCAAAGGTGACAGAAGCCACCAATGCCATTATACAGATGATAAATAACTTTCTCATACAAACCAATTCAAAATGTCTAATAAAAGGTCAATAGAGTTAATATTTTCAAGATTGTTGGTCTCGTCCTCTTTCCATGAATAAACATAAACATAATCACAATCACGTATTAGTGTGAAAATGTATTCGTCCTCAGAGCCAAGCAGTAACTTGTTTTGCTTTGTGGTATTATAGATTTCTTCCATTGCGTTTTTGATTGAAGAACGAATCTCACAAGCAAGGTCATTTGCTTTTTCCTCTAAGGTATCAAAATCAGCACTTGCTTTGTCGCTAATTTTGCCATTATTCACTAAATTAAAATAATCAATTCTTTCTAATATCATAACTTAATAGGGATAATCAATTTCTTTAAAGTAATCTATAATCTTTTTAGAGGTCTCTGCTGCATACTGATTGCGAGGGTCAAACCAACCCTTTTCGCAGTTCTCAGCAAGCAACTTTATGTACTCCAAGCACACCTTAAACATTTCGTTTTGTAGGTATCTGTGCTCACGGCACATCACTTCTGCTACGTGCTTCTTGCTGTTTAATCTGCCATTCACGAAACTGCTAAAGAAACGCACAAACACATCATCAGCGGTTTCACCACCACGCTTGCAAAGGTCATTTTCAAAACGTCTTATTGTTTCCTCAATGAGTAAATCGTGGTCACAAGGTGTAACATTGTTCTCTTTAATAAGGCGAACAATTTGCTCGTTACTCAATTCATAGATTGAATACTCACGTCCGTCAATCGTAAATTTCTTACTTGCCATAATCACTTCGTTTTTTAATTCTGCTGCAAAGGTACGAAATTATTATGAATCTACCAAAAAAAATTCTTATAAAACTGCTGGCTATTAAGGTTTTTTAACACTTAGGGGTTTTATATATTATAATAAGGTGAAAAGAAATAAATTCAAAAAAATCATTAAAACGTTTGGCTATCTCGATTTTTTTTCTTACCTTTGCACCACGAAAGCAATAAAACAAAAAGAAATGGATAAAAGCATTAACGTAAGAGTTATGGGTTTCCCAAAGGAAAACTATGACAAGGAGACGCTTGACAAACTCAGTGACAGAGAACTGAGTGATTGGGCGTTGGCTGACGGAGATACTGCAATCTTTGAGGATTTGAAAGAATTTCAAGAAATCCTTAATGATAAAACAAGTTTCTCTAAAGAGCAAGTGAACAGCAACTGGTGGTATTTCTTAACTGACTTGGCATGAGAAAAGACTATCTGACGATAGCCAAGGCTCTCTATAAACCCTCACCAAAGGTTGAGGGTCTTGTGCTGAAATTATGTGACTTGTTTGATAAACCATTACCAAATGGAGTGACTATAACCTCTCTAACATTCAAAGAGGGTGCTCTGAAAATTGGTAGTTTGTCTGTCAAGGAACTCATCAGAGGTGGGCAACATTGTGGAGTAGAGGTACATTGGTATCCAGATTTCACGATGTCCACTAATACTGACCCATTCTGTAGTGCGTTCATATTGCGCTACAACTCTCTCGAAAAACTCTACCGTGAGGTGGAAAAGGTAATCTCTCAGATGAGAGATAATGCGTAAACAACATTTAAATTTAGTATTAATCTTAATAGTACTGACCCCATTGTTGTTGAAACAGTGGGGTTGTACTTTTTTAAGTCTATATATAATGACAATCAATATACAATGTAAGACAATAAATGAGATTCCTATTCTAGCGTTATATTCCAATTATAAGGGAGGAATCATCACATTTGATGAACTCAAGGAACAAGGTAGACAATATGGGGCTGTAATTACAGCATCATGAATAGGAACCCCCTTTTGTACTTATTTAAGTCTATTTAGAGATTTTTCCACGCAATAATTTGTTTATTACAAATATTTTTCATATCTTTGCATTGTATATACGTATCCAATTGGATACAAGCAGTTAATAAATCTTAAGATATGGCAAAATATTATATTGATACAAATGAAGGGCGTAAATATATTAAGGAAATTGATTACGCCCAAGGAAAACTCACATTCACCAACAATGAAGATGATGCATACAGAGGTAGGGATGGATTCTATGCGAATGCCACTAGGGATATGATACGTAGAGGATTCAGCGATGAGTATCCAGAGATAGAGAATCTACAGTGTGTAGCTCCATACTATTAAACACCCCTCTTGTACTTATTTAAGTCTAATCATTAATAAATAGCATACTAAATATGGGAGGTTATCTATTACAGAATTCAAAAGAAGAGTATCTGAAGACTCTAGATACGGCTGAAGGTAAAATTGAGTTTACCAAAGAACCAAGTGAAGCGAGAAACTACTCTGGTCGTCCAGGCGGTGGACAATGGGATGCTGACAATGAAAAGCAATACCTAGATTTCCACTTCGGAGAAGAGTATGGGGAAAGAGTAACATCATTGCACTGTGTTTATCGTGAATGGTAAGCACAACCCCCTACGTGTACTTATTTAAGTCCATATATATGGGAAAAGCAATCTTAGAGTTTACTCTCAATGGGAGGAAACATACATACTTCAGAAGGACAGACCTATATGGGAAACCATTGACCACTACAAATAAGAATAGTGCTCGACATGTGAAAGAGTCTAACATCAAAAGCACAATAGCCCTTCTGATAAAAGAATATGGCAAGAGTAATATCACAGACATGAATATAATTAAGGATGAAGCATAAAGCCTCATCCTTTTTTCGTATATAAAAAAAAAGCATCCACACGTTTCACAACGCATGGATACTTCCGCTTAAGCTAACCTTAAATCTAATACTATGAAAAACACAT